GTTGAATTAAATAAATTAACTTTACAGGAAAGAATAGTTAATCAAAATGATGAGAAAAATCAGATTGCTAAAGATAGTAATAGTATTAAAAGAGAAAAGATAAAAAGTGATGAAAAAATAGCTAAAATGAATAAGAATTAAACAGTATAATAAATTTTTTATTCAATATAAAATAAAAATTATTATACCTTATAATATATATAGTATTTTTATATATTATATTTATACTAAATTTCAATATTAATAATAAATAATAATTAAATATGCCAGAATTTGACAATATAAATACTAATGGTAATAATAAGCCAATAATTGAATTAGATACTAATAGTAATCCTACAGATACTAATGTAAGATTAGATGTTAATGGTAATCCAATTAATGATGTAAAATTAGATGTTAATGGTAATCCTGTATCTCTTACAACTCCTACTAAAATTGAGGCTGAATTATCAGCTTCTATTCTTGCTAAATTTGGACAAGAATATAAATCTACTAAAGTAGATGATTTTGGTAATTTATTAGATGAAAAAGGAACTATTGTTGCAAAAGTTGAAGACTTATATAAAAGATTAGAAGATGAAGAAACTTCTATAACTATTGATAGTGTTAAATATAATTTAGATAAAGATGGTAATGCTATAGATAGTACGGGTAAGATTGTTAAAACAAAAGAGCAAATTAATAATTCTAATCCTAGTCTTATTAAATCTTTAGAAGAAAAAACTAATATTAAAGTATATGACCAAAATAATAATGTTATTTCTTTTCCTGATGATATTGAGGGTATAGCTAAAAGAGAATTATATATAGCTAGTCAGCATAGAGATTTAGGTAAAAGAGAAGGACTTAATGAATTTTTTAAACAAGAACCTGATATATATAAAGCATTTATTTATTTAAAAAGGCATAATACTTTAGAAGGTTTTAATAAACCAACTAATTGGGATACTTTTAAATTAGAAGATGACAATGTTGAACAACATAAAGATATTATAATTAAATCTCAAATATTAAAAGGTAATTCAGAAGCAGTTGCTAAAGATTTTGCTCAATATGGAATAGATAGTAAAAAGAGTTTAGATTTAGCTAAAGATGGAATTGAATATATTAAAGGTTTAGAAAAACAAGAAGAAGAACAAATAGCTAATCAAATAGCTCAACAAAAAGAACTTGATGATAGACAAGAATTAGAATATTATAATAAATATAAAGAGTTTGTTAATACTCAAAAGATGGTTAAAGGTATTCCGATTAATGATGTTATAACAATTAATGTAAATAATAAACCTGAAACTTTAACAAAAGATGATTTTCTACGATATAAGTTTGAACCTAGATATAAGGATAATAATACAGGTGAAACATTTACACAATTAGAATATGATAAATTACAATATAATAGTAATTTAGAAAATGAAATTTTTACAGATTATCTTATGTTTATAAAACAAGATATATCTACTTTAATAAACAGTAAATTTAATACTGAAAAAGTTAAAAATATTAGAGAAAAACTAAAGGAATATATGTCCAAAGGCAACTCTAATTTTTTTAATATTCCTAATAATAATAATAATAATGGTGCAATAAACCAAATAAATATAAAATAGTTTTTTAATTTAATAATAATAGTAATAATATGATTAGACAGTTGCAATCAACCCCTTTTGATAGTAAGGGTTATACAGACGAAAACAGCCTAGCCAAATTAATGCTTTCTCAACCTGATTATGTTAGTAGAAAACTAACATATCTTTTAGGACAAGATGAAAGTGATAATTATGGTTTTCTTATGATGACTGAAGGAAATGGTCAAATTAAAGAAAATACAGGTGATGTTGCTACACTTAATAATGTAGAATTTATATGGGACGCTATGGAACGTCTTAAATTTACTTCTGAAGTTGTTCGGTTATCTAGTGTTGGAGTAGGTGCTGGTTTAACTCCTTTTACAGTTGTATTTAAAGATAATTGGTTTATTTCTCAATATGGTGCTTTAGCTCCTGATGGAGTTACTCAAGTACAAATTCATGGTGAGCCTACTCCTGTACATGATGGTTATGAATATACTTTTGAACTAAAAACAACTGATTTAACAGCAGTTTGTGATATGTCTAATTTACTTCCAGGTAAGTTTTGGATTATGACTGCTCCAAGTATCCCCGAAAGTGGTTCAAGAGGTAATCGTTCCAATGTTCAAGGAACAATGAGATATACTAATCAAATAGGATTTAAAAGATATAGTAAAATTATTGAAGGAAATTTAGCTAATAAAGTAGTTCCTATTCAGTTTGATGGTTCTGATACAAAAGATGGTAAACCAACAAGTCTTTGGATTAATGAAGAAATGAGGCAATTTGAAGTTGCTATGCGTACTCTTAATAATCAAGATTTATATCTTTCAGAATATAATAGAGATACTAATGGACAAATCTTTTTAAAAGATTATGATAATGGTAAACCTATTCCTCTTAATGCAGGTGCAAGAGAACAAATTATGTCAAGTGGTAATAGTGATGTTTATGGTTTAAATTTAACTACTCCTAAATTAAAAGGTACTGTTGGTGATGTTTTTTGGGGTGAAAGTGATAGTAAAAAAATGGAAATAGTATTACATGGTGGACAAGGTTTCCTAGAAGATTTTAATGATGCTATTACAAATGATATGGCTGGTAAAGGATTTATATTTAATTTTGATAAATTTACAGGTAGTGGAAAAGATGGTTATTTATCTTATGGTAATTATTTTAATGTTTATAGAACTGTAACAGGTCATAGTATAGTTGCTAAACATGAAACTATGTTTGATACTGGTTTACTTGGACAATTAGATAAAGCTAATGGTAATCTACATCCGATTACGGGTTATCCTATGAGTTCTCATACAGGAGTTTTTGTAGATTATTCAACTTATGGTGGTGAACGTAATGTTAAATTAGCTACAATGAAAGGTCAATCTTATATTAATGGTGTAGTTAAAGGATTATCTCCTATACCTGCAAGTTGGGGTGCTTTACCTGAAAAATTCTTTAGTAATGATAAAGATGAAAGTAGATATGAAGTTAAGATGGCTCGTGGTCTTCACATGGCTACAACAAATCATTGTTTTATACTTCAATCAAGTCTTTAATAAATATATAATAATAAAAGTAATAATATTAAACTTATGAATGAATTAGCAATTTCTCGAATAATTAGATTAGAAAATCGTAAACCTAATGGAGCTTTCTTTAGAAGAAATGCTCATTTAATAGGTAGAAAAAGTCAAAAATTAGGTAACACTTGTAATGCTACTAATACTATATTAAGTAAGGAAGAACTATTAAAAGTAGTTCTTCCTACTATTATAGGTATTAGTCCTACTAGTGATAAATGGGATGAAAGAGTTAGACTTTATTTTAATAACTTTACAAAGACTATTCCAAGTTCTGGAATAGATTTAGAAGTAGGTCTTGAATATAGTAGTGAAAAAGATAAAACAATATCTGAAAAAAGGTATATTGAATTAAAAGAATGGTTAAATAATAGTTTGATAGCAACAAAAGATTTAACTTCTTATGAAAAACAAAAAAGTGAATATACTATATATAAAGAATATAGTTCTAGATTGTTTGATTATACAACAAACAATATTAAATATGGTAAACCTATAAATAAGGAAAACTATTTAATTTATACTTATTGTATTATAAGTAGTCAAGTTGCAAATAGAGAAGAAGATGTTAATAAAGCACCTTATATTAAATTCTATTTTTCTGATTTAGAAGCAAAGAAACTTAAAATATCTAATAATTTTAAGACTGCTACTGAAGCTGAAAAACTATATTTTGATATAATGAATGATAAACTTAAAGTTGATAGTTTATTATCTGTTTTAAATGAAAATATTTATACTTTTAAATCATTTGAAGATAAACAAATTCGATTAAAAGAATTAGTAACTTTAAATCCTAGTAATTTTATAAAATTAGCTAATGATAAACGATTAAATGATAAATCATTTATTGAACAATGTATAACAGTTGGTATTTTAAAACGAACACCTAATACTACTATTATAACTGATACAGATAATAATGTTATAGGTGAAAATATTAATGATGCAATACTTATTTTAAATGATAGTAAAAAAGTTGCTATAAAGAATGAATTAGTAAACAAACTAAAAGCTATTAAAGTTTAATAGATAATGATTTTAACGGTACAAGAGTTGCATATAGGTTTAGATTTAGCTTTACAATATATTAATTCAAGTAGAATAAAACGATTAAAAGATGAAGAAAAAGACTTTCTTTTAAATGAAACTTTAATTGAACTTATACATACTAAAATAAATCCAAAGTCTAATATTCAGCATGAGGGATTAGAAGATACTCAAAAAAGGTATGATGATTTAGCTATACTTAAAAGTTTACCAACTGCTCTTCCTTGCTATTATTTAGATAACGAAACTGCATTTTCTCTTTTACCTCAAGATTATTTTCATTTAATTAATGACAAAACTTATAGTTATTATAATTGTAATGGTATAGCAAAAACATATAATCCAACTACTCTTGGTATTTGTGGTTATATTTGGAATGTACCTACATTAGAATATCCAT